CGCAACGCATCTGCTTGCAATATGCTATGAAGTGCGGTGCGTTCTTCGCCGGGCGAACTTCGACGATCAGATCAACACCTTCAGCCAGTGATTGGAGATCGTCTTCCTCGCGGATGTATTGCTCGGCAATCCGCTTGAGATCGACCGGGATTTCTTTGCCGACCATCGGGAAGTTGGTGTCCCATCCGTCCATTCCAGCGGAAAGCCAGCAGCGTTCCGGTACTCGGCATTGCGCTTTTGCCCACATGAAAGCGTGTGCGTGGCGCGAAGAGGAAAAAGCCTTTTCAGAGTGACAATCATCAACTCGCTTGCAATCCCAATCGCCAATCATCACTGTCCATGTCTTGCGTGTCATTTCATTCTCCTTGGTTGGTTACACGTTGCTGGCGAGGGGTTTGCCGTGTTGCTTGATACGGATATTAGTCACCGCACTAGTCAGCGTACTCAGTAAATTCTATGATGTGGTGTGATAAAACTAATGCACATTGATTCTAAAGGAAATTAATCTGAAAATATCGTGTGCAGGGATTTGCAGAAATCCTTGACTCTGGGCATTATGGGGTGATGACAACCCCAAAATTACATCAAGCGATGGCCCTCGTCGCCCAAGGAATCAAGCCTTTTGCGGCCGCACGGCAGGTCGGCGCATCACCCTCTGCGGTATATGCAGCGATCGCCAGGCGCCGCCGCACCCCCTGCCCCTGCTGCGGCAGCCAGGTCGATCCGGAGCGTATAAAGAAAATTATTGACACGCATAAATAAAACTGTTTCAATATCTCCCGGGCCTCTTGCGCCCGCAAATAATGGGTCACTTCGGTGGCCCTTTTCTTTTTCTGGAGATCACGATGCCCCTACCGATGCCTGGCGACGAGCCTGAGATGACCGACGCGCCCGCCGAAGAGGCATCCGAGCCCCAGGGTTATTGCATCGAGATATGCGTGATGGCTGATGGCTCGATCAAGGTCGCAGGACCGTCTGATCTTGATGGTGATGAGCAGGACGGGCAAGATGCAGGGTCGATCGGCGAGGCACTCAAGCTGGCGCTGACCATCTACAAGGGCGCCAGCGGTGGCGCTGGACCTACTGGGGCTGACGATCAGATGGCCGCTGGCTTCAATGCTGTGCGTCCTAATGTCAGTGGCGCGTAAAGCGTGCAAATCTATCTCATTGATTAATAAGACATGTTTGATTGTGTAGCTGAAACAGTTACAGATCGTGTAGTTGAAACAACTACAAGCGTGTCATCAAATACACTATCAAAATCAATCGGAGAACAATCGGCGGATAAATACCGCCCTGGTCGATTCCTTCCCGGCAACGTGGCTAACCCTGCAGGCCGGCCGAAAGGATCGCGTAACAAGCTCGGTGAGGACTTCGTCGGCGCGTTGTATGAGGATTTCAGCAAGTATGGGGTGGGGGCCATCGTCGCCACGCGCGAGTCAGACCCGGCCAAGTATGTCAGCATCATAGCGTCCCTGCTGCCCAAGGAGGTGGAGCTCAAGCGCCCGCTCGAGGGGCTGAGTGAGGATGAGCTTATGGCCGCAGTGGCCACGCTCCAGGCGATGATGGCAGGCATGACGATCGATGGCGAGGCATCCAAAGTAATTGGTCCTGACGTGCATGATTTGGGTGCGGATGTAGCGTAAGTGTAGCAGCACCCCGCAATGCCCCGTGGTTGTTGGGTGTCAGGGACATCCACCCAGTCTGCTACGCTACGCAGCACCCCCGGTAGGCACTTTGCCAGGCGGCAGAAAGCGACCGGGAGGGGGCATCGCGCCGGCATTTTTGATTTGGAATTCGACCCCCCGGGTATGCGCGCTGCGCGAAGTTGGGGGCTTTAGTCAGTCTACATATATATCGACCAAGGAATTTAAGCCGCCAAAATGGATCAGGCATCGCTAGACAAGATGCTCCGCGAAGCGAAGCAGGAGTTGGAAACGCGACTGGCCATGAACCGCATGGCACAGTATAAGCCATACGGTAAGCAACGGGAGTTCCACAACGCCGGTTCGTTGCCGAACGTCAGGGAGCGTCTGCTCAAGGCGGGAAACCAGTTGGGTAAGACGTTCTCCGCAGCTTACGAGACCGCCTATCACCTCACCGGGCGTTACCCGGACTGGTGGCAAGGCAAGCGTTACGATAAGCCCCCAGTTGGCTGGGGCGCTTCCCTAACGTCCCAGGTGACGCGCGACACGATTCAGCGGTTGCTGATCGGTCAGCCGGGGCAGTGGGGCATGAACTGCGCCATACCGAAAGACGCGCTGGGCGAGATCAAGCGCAGCACGCACGGTGTGGCGGACGCGGTGGAGTCGATCAGCGTCAAGCATGTGACCGGAGGCCACTCGCGCATCACCCTGAAGTCGTATGACCAGGGGCGGGAGCGGTTCCAGGGCGAGACGCTGGATTTCGTATGGCTGGATGAAGAGCCGCCGCAGGACATTTACACGGAGGCGCTGACGCGGACCCAGGCGGTTGCCGGGGTGTTGTGGCTCACCTTCACGCCGCTGTTGGGCATGTCGGATGTGGTGAAGCGTTACCTGGTGGAGAAGATCCCCGGGACGCACGTCACCAGCATGACGATCTATGACGCGGAGCACTACACGGACGAGCAGCGGGCGGCGATCATTGCCGGCTACCCGTCGCATGAGCGGGAAGCGCGGGCGAACGGTGTGCCGATGCTGGGCAGCGGCCGGATCTTCCCGATTGACGAAGAGGTGGTGAAGGAGCCGACGCCGACGATACCGGCGCACTGGGCGCGGATCTGCGGCATTGACTTCGGATGGGATCACCCGACCGCCATGGTGTGGTTGGCGTGGGACAGGGACTCGGACGTTTTCCACCTGTATGACGCAGTGCGCATCAAGGAGCAGCCGATTGCGGTCAATGCGGCGGCGGTCAAGGCGCGCGGCGACTGGATACCGGTGGCGTGGCCGCACGACGGCCTGCAGCACGACAAGGGCAGCGGCGAGACGCTGGCGGCGCAGTACAAGCATCACGGCGTCAATATGCTCAAGGAGCGGGCGACGTTTGAGGATGGCGGCAACGGCGTCGAGGCCGGGGTGATGGAGATGTACGACCGCATGATCACGGGTCGGCTGAAGGTGGCCAAGCATCTGCACGACTGGTTCGATGAGTTCCGTCTGTACCACCGCAAGGACGGCAAGATTGTGAAGCTCAATGATGACCTTCTCTCGGCGACGCGGTACGCGCTGATGATGAAGAGGCGCGCAAAGACGAAGCCGATGGCCAACCAGGCAATGATGCCGGCCTTCCAGGCGTATGACTCTGAAGTCGGCTACTAACCACTTTTCATAAAGGAACACAGCAATGCCTATTTCTCCGACCTTTTCACGGACCAACAGCGCCGGCGACGGCAGTGTCGTCCAGTTCGTCTGGACATTGGTGACGGCCACGCCGGATGGAGCGCCTATTGAATTCACCGAGTGGGGCGATGTCACCTGGGTAGCCACCGGCACCTGGGACGGCGCCACGTTGAAGATCGAGGCGTCGGCTGACGGCACGACCTGGCCCGGGCCGGGCGGGTATCTCTACAACGCGGCCGGTGGCGCTGAAGCCTCTGCCGCAGCCAACAAGGTATTTACGACGATCGAGCGCCCGCGCTACATGCGCCCGGTGCTGACAGTGACAGGCACGGGCGCCAGTGTGGTGGTGACGGCTACGTTGCGTCGGGCTAACCCGATGCGGGCATAAGGAGACAGACATGGATAAATTCACAGCGGCAGCAAGCATTCGCACCCTGGCGGTGCAGTATCAAAGCATGGTGGAAGCGGCCGACGCACTGGAGTCGATCGGCAAGCTCGAGCAGATCACCAAAGAGCAGACGACCCAGGCCGATATGGCCCGCGCTGATGCGGACACGGCCAAGGTCGAGCTCAAGAAAGCCAAGGTCGAGCTCAAGAAAGCCAAGGACAAGGCGACGGATATCGTGGCTACGGCCAATGACCAGGCGCTCGCCAAGCTGCAGGAGGCTGACCAGAAGGCCCAGGCCATTCTCGACGGCGCTGCCGCGCAAGCCAACGGCATGATCAGTGCTGCCGTGGACAAGGCGGAACAAGCTGCCGCGCCGGTCGCCGGCCAGGTGGCGCAACTGACTTCGACCAAGGTGGGACTTGAGCAGGACATCGCCACCCTAAACCAAACGGCCCTCGCCAAGCAATCCGAGGTCGAAGCCCTTGAAGCTCGTCTGGCGAAGGTCCAGGCGGCGATCGCCAAGTACGTGGGCTGACGGGTGATCCACCAAGACGAACTCATCGCGATCCTGCCTTACGGCAAGGGTCGCGTCCCTCAGTACATCGACTACATCAACTCAGCGATGCAGGAGTTCGAGATCGACACGCCACTGCGCGAAGCGGCATTCATTGCCCAGATCGCACATGAGAGTGGTGAGTTGCGCTACGTCAAGGAAATCGCCAGCGGAGAAGCCTACGAAGGCCGCAAGGACTTGGGCAACTACGACGACGGCGACGGTGTGAAGTACAAGGGGCGCGGGTTCATCCAGATCACCGGCAAGTCGAACTACCAGCGCATCTCCTCTGCGTTCGGCATCGACTTCCTGAACAACCCTGAGTGGCTGGAATCCCCTGAGTGGGCCTGCCGTTCCGCTGCATGGTGGTGGAAAGAGCATCGCTGCAACGAGCTTGCTGATTCCGAGAACTTCGTTGGGCTGACACGCAGAATCAACGGCGGATTAAATGGATATGCCTCCCGCATTGGGTACTACACCAAGGCGTTGAACATCATGGGTGCGGAATGAAATCATGGGCTACCACGCTGAACGAAGCGATACGGGACAACGCAACCGGACTTGCCTCGTCGAGTCGGATTGTCATGTTGCTGTCGGGTGTCACGCTGTCAGTGTGCGGCTTGCTGCTCACCGTCATGGCGTACCTGAAGCCCGAGTTGGTTCCTGCGCTTACGGTATCTCTTGGCGCGCTAGCAGCACAGGCGGGGAGCGGCTACGTGGCGACGAGGATGACGGAGAAGAAACAGAATGATCCAGACGCTCGATAAGAGGTGCCTTGGTTACCATTGCACGCTGCGGGATTGCTGCAAACACCACTTCGCCAATCATCTTGAGCACTTCTTTCAGCCTGTTGAACGTGGAGAAGGCTGCGATCATTTCGAGTCTGTCCATAACGAGTTCGGGCGCAGGCAGGGAGATTGCGACAATGACTGACCCATTCAAATTCGTGGCCATCCCAACCGCATGGCATCCGCTAACACAAGATGACTACAATCCGTTGCCTACTGAACAACCCACTCCCTCCCCTTCTGTCTCGGACAAAACAAGTCCCCTGCCTGGAGGCTCGTCGGAGTCGGGTTGTACCGAACAATCCTCCCAAGCCTCTGGTAGCCCTGCTTGCCAGCGCGAACAGGTGATTCCTACAAGCTCAAACCGGGAGGATGAACACAATCCTTTAATAGTCTCAGACGCTATTAAAGAAAACGACGAGGACGGCAATGACTGATCGCTCACTTTATTACCTCGCTGACCGCAAGGATATGGAGCGCCATCAACTGGCCTTCCTGGACGCATTCTGCGGTTGTGACGATTGCGCTGCGCGTAAAGAACAATCACCCCAAGCCTCTGGCAGTCCCGATCTAGACGGGCAAGCTCAAACCGGGGTGCTTTTAATCAAACCTTTAATAAGCTCAGACGCTATTAAAGAAAACGCTGGAAACTATGAACAATTATGTGAGCGAACCATAAGTCTAGCTGGAGCCTTGGCATGAGGGTTGAATCATGACCGGCTCATTCCTCCTCGACATTTCATTAATGTGCGTCAGTGTCGGCATCGCCACGGCTATCTACGTCTGGAGTGACAGGTTATGAGCTTCCTCTCCCTACTTTCCCCTACTTCGATCATGGCCGGCATCATCGTCGCCCTGACCCTGAGCAACGCCTTCTTTATCAACAGATGGAGTTCTGTCAAAGATGAATACACAACCTACAAGGCCGAGGTGGTATCTGCCCAAAACCAGATCGAA